TTTTCGTGGAGAATTTGGCCTTTTAGTCTTCTTTGTTGTTTTAGAACCATTATTAGAACCAGTACGGTCAAGAACTGTAGTATCGTTTTTCATTCTGTATCCATATGATACTCAAATCCTGCATTGAAAGAAACACTCCTTCTTGCAAAATTATCATTTGTTTTATAAGGATAAACTGTATGCATTAGATGAGATGGAAAAATGAAAAACTGTCCAGGCTTTGGTTTAACTTTGAGTGAACTCATTTTTAATTTATCATTAGTACCAGAACCTCCTACGAAATATATTGTACCATCATCATTTCTGTCTGGTTTTTCTGAAGGTAAAAAACTAGGAGCTTTTAAATACATCACCGCAGAAATATCACAATTTGTATGAGTATGAATAGGATTATATTCCCCAGGCTGTTGTTCTACTATCCACATACTGTTAATTGTAACTTGAATAAGTTTTTTTATATCCTCCATATTTTGATGTTGATCTGGTGGAACCTTTTGTAAATTACATTGATGAACGTACTCAAGAACCATATTACCAAAAAAATCTGTTAAATTGGATTCATTTAATACTTCGGAAGGTATTAGTGGTTCTTCTTTAATTTGTCCTGCAAGATTATTACACCAATTTGTCCTCGTTGAGTCAGCCAATACCTTATCAGAAAGTTCTATCATTTTCTCCAAAACCGTTGGTGGAAGAGTTGTTTCAAATAAAATATCAGACCAAGGTCTATGTAAAGTATAACTCATCTTAAAAGATTGAGGGATGTTTTCTTCATTCATAGTCAAATCCTGCGAAATCTTGTTTCTTAAATTTACCACCAGTTGCTATGTCAAAAGATGGTGTGTCATCAACTGTTTGACCAGTATCTACCAACTCATCTTGTGCTACTTGAGATACATCAAATAATCTCATTTTTGCACGGTCAATACCCACTGCAAATTTACGATTTATCGTAGGGTCATTATATCTATTTTTCAACTGTTTTACTAATATTTGTCCAACCGCTTCCATTTGCTCAGTAGATATAATTGCAAACATAAGATCTGCAGTTGCAGGTAACCCGAAACTCTCTGAAGTATCTTCCAACCCGACATCAGTACTTGAATACCCCGCTCTAGTAGTTTGGGTCGCAGAGACAATAGGAAGTTTATTTTCCACAGCAAGACCACGAAGTTCTTCTGCAATTGATTTGATAAGTGTGTAAGAATTGACATTAGACCCTGTTTTTATTCTAGAGGATGTACAAATATTAAGATAATCCACAAATATAATGTCTGGAACAAATGACCGTTTAAGATTCAATTCATTTAACAATGCACGAAAATGATTGACATTTGCAGCTGCGGTTGGATATTCTTTAATTATTAGTTTTCCTTTTGTAGTCTTACTTAAATTATTTATTTTCTTATCATAGAGGTCTTTTGGTAGACTATGAAGGTCATCTATAGCAATATCTAGAAGATTTGCATCAATCCTTTCAGCAATCTTTTCTTCTGCCATCTCAAGAGTGATGTAAAGTACATTTTGATTTTGTGCAAGACAAGAAGATGCAACATGACACATGAACAAAGATTTACCTACACCAGTACCAGCAAGACAAATGTTTAGTGTTTTCTGCGGAAGACCACCTTTGGTAATTCTGTTAAAGTAGTCGAGATCAAATGGAATCCTCTCTTCAACCCTATGATAATAATCAAACCGCTCAGCGCTGTCATCAATATAATCATGACCGACATGAGGATCGAAAGAGACAGCAAGAGCATCGGAAAGAATGTCAGGGATTGCACCCTTGTCTGCTGTTGATTTGGGATTGTCGAGGATTGATATTGATTCGACCACTGCGTTGTAGATTGCTTTGTCCTGACAGAATTTTTCTGTTGAGTCCAATAGCCATGAGAGGTCTGAAAATTCTTGGTCATCTTTACCAATCTCATTGATAAGGTTTATAGACTCTTTGAAATCTTCTTCTGTGATTTTTGCTTCACTTAATTCAATATTAAGAGCCTCTTTATTTGGGAGAGAATTATATTTTAGTATAAAATTATTTATCTGATTGTAGATTATTTTATCGGAATTTTCAGTAAAATATTCATCATTTAAAAATGGTAATACCTTTCTTGCATAATCCTCATTCTGTAACAGATTCTTTAATATTGTTGTCTCTATTTTCATCGCTACCTATATGGTGTTCTTCTATTATTTCTAAAATGGCTTGACCTAATTTTTCTTCAAATATTTTACCCTGTTCATCGGTTATGTCTCTTTCACCAATATCAGATGGTGATGTTATTATATCATAACCATACTGGCATGTCAAGGTGCCATCATCATTCAGAGATGGGTCTGTTTTAAAGTCTTTGTATTTAACTACAACATGACAAAACGGGCCCTGTATAATTTGAATACAGAGACTATTATCTTTGGGGTCTTCTGGATTGGGGATGAGAATATACCAAGTATCTCTAAGTTTTGGAACGTGAGCTTTTGGGGAAAGATCAGGCATTGGATGCATCTTTGATACCGACCTTGGAAATATCTCTGTCACCTTTGAGTTTAGCATCAGGGCCACCTGCAGTATCTATTTTTAATACTTTTTCAACTTTACGTCGCTTTCCTATGAAGTCCTTTTCATTCTCTACTATTGTATATTTGTGTTGTTCTGATTCTGGACATATCACATTAAAGGATACTGCCCTTCTAACACCCGGCCCATAAAAGGGGGATACTGAATGCTTTAACCAAGAAGGAAATACAGTAAACTTTCCTTCTTTTGGAACAACTAGATCAATACCTTTAGGTCTGACACTTTGAAGTGGGTTTACATCAGTATATCCAGGCTGGTCATGATGGACATAAAACTTACCTTCATCGTTCATTTCAGAAACTATAGCTGGAACTTTTAAATAGAATACACCAGCAACTAGTCCAAAATGGCTATGATTGGCAATATAATCATTTTCTTTAGAGTCAGTTGTCCATATTTTATCTATCTTTAATGCAATCTTAGAAAAATCTACATCCATGAAATGTAAATTAGAATTTAGTATATATCCTCTAGACATCTGAAGAATGAAATGAGTCATTTCATCTGGTAATTCAGACGCTGGTATACTTACTTGTCTTCCTGTAACTTCTCTATAGGCATTTTGATGATACAATTCTTCAAAACGCTCATCATAGAGTTTATCTATAATTTCATTCATTTTATCGACCAATCCTGGCCGCATCATGGCAGTAGCTCCATGATTATATCTATTATAAAAATTCATTTCAGTTTCATATTGTTCTTCAATTTGTTCTTCAGCCATTTTTTTCTCCTGTTTCAATTTTTTCTGTTTGGATTTCTTCAACTCCACCACCATAAGAAAATTCTTTTTTAGCAGCTTCATCTAATCCGTCCATAATATCATCAGTAAAATATTTTTCTGGATCTTTTAGTATTTGTTTTGCGTATAATTTAGTACCGTCTGGTAATTCATATCGTGTAGATACTTTCTTGAAAATTTGATACTTCTCCGCCAACTCTAAAAGACCATAGTAACGATTAAGACCTTCATCATAACTTAGAAGTACATCGACTTTCTTGTTTTCTTTTGCAAGTCTAGACTTAAAATTTTTACAATGAATGATGTTACCAATTACATCTGTACCATCTTTTTCCTTTTTCTTGGAGAGGAAAACGATATTAGATGCTGCATACTGTAAACCAGAACCACCACCCATAATATCTTGAGGAAACATAGCTCCGACTTGTTTGTATGTGTGATTAGTAACCAGTAAAGGTATTCCAGCTTTGGCAAGTTTTAGAGTCAATACTCTGAATGCACCCTTTACGATTCGTTCCTTAGTCATATCCACCTTGTTCGCACCACCAGTAATATCTTCAACTTCTTTTGCTGTAGATAACATACCAAGACTATCAAGACAAAGTAAAAGTGGTGCTTCACTTTTCTCCATATGTGCGTCTACCACTCTTGATGCCTGTTGAGCAAAGTCCTGTATCGTGGCGACTGGTAATTGAATAAATCTTGTTTTATCAATGTCTCGCTCTTCGATCATTTCTGGAGTTAGAGCAGACTCAGACTCAAAATACAAAACGCCGCCGCTAGGATTATCTGCAAGAAACTGTCTGGCAATCCCAAGTATAAAGAAAGTCTTACCCGTTGCTGACTCACCTGCGAAAGCAGT